ATGAGCCAAATAGAATATTTCTCCCATTTCATCACGGATGAGCGGGGGAAACTGATTGAAGTTCCGCAAAGGCGGGGCATACAGGACGGCGTTTTCATAGACTGGCTTTCTATAACATTCCATGAAGACACATTGGTAAAAATCGCCGGATGTCCGTTGGTATCCGATACCGAATACATGTACGTCTTGAGCAGGAAGTTAGAAGAAATTTTAGGTTTCGGCATTACCCGAAAATGCAAGTCCAAAGGTAACAAGTTTTATGAATCCATGTACCGGCTCGGATCGGAAGATGTCGATTACGGAGAAGTCCATTATGGTGGCCAGCGGGATACCGTTTTGATTGAGCTGAAAGGCGTCGGGTGCAATCTCGCGCAAGCGGGTTGGGAAGCGCGAATGAAGCAGTTTTTAGATGAAGCCGTCCGACCCAGAATAACCCGAATCGATTTGGCATTGGATTTTTTCGATGGAAGCTATACACCTAATCAGGCACTGTTAGACCACGATAACGGCTTTTTCGATAATCACAATATGCGCCCGAAGTCCGAGACAGTCGGGTCAGCATGGCGTAAAGAAGACGGCACAGGTAAGACGTTCTATGTCGGTCGGAAGAAAAATTCCCGCTTTGTCCGTGTATACGAAAAAGGCCGCCAGTTGGGTGATAAGGACAGTCCATGGGTCAGGTTTGAAATACAGTTTAACCACGGAGATATAGAAATACCGTTTGAGATTCTGACAGACGAAGGCGGTTACTTTTGCGGCGCATTTCCAATATGCAGCACTTTCAAAAATATGCCGCAAGAAAAACGGTTTGAGCCGAGAAGTAAAGCCCTGAATCTGACGTTCGGCCACAAACTGAAACACGCAAAGAACGCCGTCGGCAAGCTCGTCAATTTCATGTCCGATTTAGGTTTTACGGCTGAAGAAATTGTTAGGCATCTAAAAGCAGAACAAGGTTATCCCAAAGGTCTGGAGCCTGAAAAATATGATTTGAACGAATTGAGGCAGGCAGAAAGAAGCGGGTTTATACACGAATCGGCGGAAGCGGCACTTGATTTTGAAGTCATGGCTTTAGAGTTAGATTCGGTCTGTTTCAAACTGTCTGATGGCTACGACCCGCATAAACGTCTTTTTGATGTCCAGTATGAAGCAGATAGAAAACGCAAAGAAGACGAAGCGTATGAACAATGGCTGCAGCATAAATATGAAGAAGGTTTACCACTCGCCGAGCAGATGAAGCGAAGGACGGCGCGATGGCATAAAGAAACAGCGCGAAACCGTATTAAAAATTCCAAGTATCGGCTTTATTGCGGTGAATATAGGGCTTATACCAAAAAGCCCGTCAAATTTGATTGGTATGATTTTTAAGAAAGGAAATATCCATGTTTACCCAAACCCAGATTATCACTTATCCAGCAACATTTTTAGGTGCAAAAAAATTCAAAGGCGAAATTGACGGCTCGAAGATTGACAGTTGTTCCGTCTTGGTGGCTACACCGCTCCCGTCTCAATCGGGTAACGCCGTAGGATTCACCGCAGCGCAAATGAAGTTCGGTTCAAGCGATAACTTTGCAAAGCTGGCAAACCTCAGTTTTCCTTGCGAAGTCATGATTACCGTAGAGATGACCTCGACAGGCAAAGGCATGGTTCCCTCCCTGAAAGAGTTCCAAGTACAAACAGAGGCAAAGCCGAAAGGCTAAATCATGAAATATAAAGAACGGTTCATAGTTCAGGATTTGGAATCACATGAATTCATCTATCCCGATCCGTTTGGCGATACAGGTTTTACCCAAAATCTAAAATCTGCCGGGCATTTTGAAAGCTATGAAGACGCATTTAATGCCGGAATGGAAGAAATAGGTGGTGGATTCCAAATTTTCGCGTTTTATCTGAAAGAAGAATAGTTTCACAGGCTCGGCGGGCGGTCTGTAAAACCTTTCACAAAGCCCGCAAACACATTTTTTTAAACATTTTTAAAGGAAAACTCATGAATATCATGACTTTGAAAAACAAAGCTAAATACGCTTTAGCAACCGTTGCAGTTGCCGCAATGTCCGCCCCTGCGTTGGCAGAAGATAATGGCCTCGTAACTGCTGCCAAAACTGAGCTGGCAAGCGCAAAAGACGGTGTAACCTCTATTGGCGCGGTAGTAATTGGCGTTGCTGCTGCAATGGTCGTTGTAGGCCTGATTATTAAAGCAGTACGTAAAGGCGGTTAATAGCAATGGGTTATCAAGTCGGCAGGGTTTGCCATTTTACGCATGAAGCGGCGACAAACGACGTGATGACCCGTGTAGTGCCGACAATAGACAAAGACGGGGTGCTACATCACCCCGTTTTTAATGGCTCTACATGGCAGTATAACGATCAGCAAGTAAAACTGACCTTTCCCGATTGCGACCCGATGGAATATCAGAAGTTGGGTAAAGAGATAGGTTTGATGTGCGTTTCAATCGTCGCCACGGTATTTGTCGTTAACCTAATCTACAAATTCATACTATCCACGAGAGAAAAGAGTAATGAAGAATGATCCCCGAAGCAATGTTTATCATTGGCCTATTGCCTTATGCCTTGCTCTGTCTGCTGCTGTATTCGCTGCTCCAGTAATGGCAGATGTCGCCCTACCGCCTCCGGCACAACATCAAAACGCAGGTTTCCCATCCGATCAAGCTTTGCAACGGCGCGGATACGATCCAAAAACAGGCGTTTGGAAAGTTGATGTACAAAACAACGGCAAACCGACAGTAACTAAAGATGGCGGAAATATTAATGGTAGCCAAGGTAAAAATGTAACGGTAACAGGACGATATGGCGAAACTGGAACGATGAATACAACTGTTAATCAAAGAGTAGGTACAGGTAGGCTTCAAACTGCTGCAAATACAGTCATTGTTGCAAATGCTGTTAATAATTCTTATACAAAAAATTATGCATCAGAAGCAGCAAATGCGTTTAAGAACGGCAATTATTTAAAAGCAGCTCATAATTCAATAATGACTTTAGGAGCTACTTTAGATGGCATTTTAGGCGGAGCAATCAGAGATATAGCTACAGGCATTGGCAATGGATTGAAGGAACCTCAACAGTACGAACAATCACAACGCCAAGCAGAAGCCGAAGGTAACTATCAAAAAGCAGTAGCAAATGCAGCAGCTAAAAAAGCAGCAGAAGCAGCACAAAAAGCTAAAGCACATCAAGAAAAAAAAGAAAATTTAGAAGAACAAGAAAAATCAGGAAAAAATGTTTTACTCGTTAGGTTTCGTGAATGGGGCGGAGGGGAAGGCGAAAGTGTTGAATGGAAAAGCTATAAAACATCTAGTGGTGTTGGTAGATCTGACGTAGGAAATTTTCATTTATACGACTTCAAATCTGCTATTAATTATAAATATTCAGATGATTTGACTATTTCATATAGCCCAAAACATGCAGGTATTTATGGTCGGTTTTTAGCTATTAGTTTTTATCCCAATAGCGAATTAAATCGTCAAAATATTATAAATAATAATGATTCAGTTAATGTTAATGACTTTATTCTGACACAAAAAGAAATGTTAGACATCTTAAAACGCATGTTGGAAAACAATCAGACAAACCATGCCGAATTGATGAACCAACTGGCAAAAATGGGCGTTATGAATCAATCTGCCGAGCCAAGCACATTTAGCCCTGATACCGCACTTTCTGCACCATATACCCCTGAAGGCAGCACTACCCCACAACAAACAAGATTCAAACTGCATGAAGATGGCACTGTGGGCGTTGATTATGTACCGCGTCCAGATTTAAAGCCAAACAGTCCAGAAGCACCGAATAAGCCCGAAAAGACAACACCGAGCAGACAGGAGAGTCCGGACACGCCAAACAGTCCGAATACACCGAATCAGCCGAATAATCCGACAGGGCAGCAAAATCAAAACCAAGAGAATCAGAAACAAGATTTTTGTAAGCAGAACCCGAATACTGCGCAATGTATGCCAAGTGGTGATTTGAAATACGAAGACATAAAACTACCTGAACAGACAATAGATCTAAATTTTAGGCCTGAAAACATATTTCAGACTGACGGTGTTTGTCCGCAGCCAAAAAGCGTCGATTTAGGCGAATTTGGCCGCGTCGAATTTAGTTATCAGCCCCTTTGTGATTTTGCTGCAAAACTTCGGCCGGTGCTGATTATGATGACCATCCTTACTTGTGCGTGGTTTGTTTATGGAGCGTTGAAAGATTTATGAATTGGGCAAATTTAATAACAGCAGCTTTAATGTCTGTTGCAGGCCGTATTCTTAGCGCAATCGGTCTATCTTTTGTCACTGTAACAGGCTTTCAAAGCTTGCAGTCCTATTTTGTACAGCAGGTTCAAAACCACATAGGTGGATTTCCGCAAGACGCATTACAGATAATTTATATCCTTGGATTCGGCGTTATGCTTAACTGGATTTTCGGCGCGTTTACATTTATTGCCACAATTAAAGGCTTTAAAAAACTGTCAACCATCATTAAAAATTGAGGTATAAATAATGTTGTATCTTTATACGGGCGTTCCCGGTGCGGGAAAAACATTGTATGCCGTTTCCAACCTTGTTAAACGCAAAGACTTTAAAGACCGTCCAATCTTTGTGGACGGAATCAAAGACCTAGACCACGATAAAATAAATTACTTCGATATACCCGAAGGCGAAAGCATTCAGACATGGCCGAAGTGGGCGCCTCCGGGTGCGATTATCGTAGTTGACGAATGTCAACGCATATTCCGACCGCGACCAAGCGGCTCGAAAGTGCCCGATTACGTCGCCGAACTCGAAACACACCGACACCGTGGTCTTGATTTCATTCTGATAACCCAACATCCCCGCCTGATAGATGTCCATTTGCGCGGCCTGATAGAACATCACACGCATTTAGGAAAGACAAATTTAGGGCTGCGTCGTAAGATGGAATGGACGACAGGTGGCGCAAAAGACCCTGAAAGCAGGGCAAACATCAGGGAAGCATTAATCAGCGTTTATAGGCTTGATAAAAGCGTGTACGGGCTGTACAAGTCAGCCGAAGTACACACCAAAATCAGGACGAAAAAAAGCAAACTTTTAATGCTGTTCCCCCTCGCACTTTGCCTTGTTGGTTACGGAATATGGTCGTTTACTGGATTTTGGAGCAGATTCGAAGGCGAAGCACCAAGCACCGACAAAACCATCGAATCAAATAAAACGGCAGAAAGTGCGCCGACAACGGCGCAGACACCGCAAGAAAATGCAACGGGGCGTTACGAAACACAAACAATTCAAGCCGAACAGCCGAAACCACACATAAGCGAAGACGATTACAAACCAAGAATAGAAAATCGACCCGAAACAGCACCAATCTACGACGGCATGAACAAATCAGTAACCGTCATGCCTTGGCCGTCTGCCTGTGTCAAGTCAGACAAAGCGTGTAACTGCTATACAGATCAAGGCACAAAAATAAAAGAAATAGACAAAAAAACCTGTATCAGCTACATAAAAGATGGCTTGCCCTTTAACCCCTACAAGGCAAAACAGCCCGAAACGGCGGTAACGGCAGCACCACCGGAACAGCCCGAAACTCCGCAAGTATTGACAATGGGTGGCAAGAGTCCGCAGAATTTGATGTATGACGGTTACAATGATAATGCCATGTCAAATCAAGGCGGAAAGGTTAATTAATGAATGCTGGTCTAGCGTTTTTTCTTGGAGTTGTTTTAACAGTTATTTATTTCAAAAAAGGTATAAAAGGAATTTTTATTTTTGCATTTCCTATTTTATTAATTGTAACCTTTTATATTTATAATATATTGATAACAATATGAAACAATCACACTCACTTAAACACAAGTCAGGGGGAGGACGTCCAGAAAGATTTGTAAAGACAGCTTTATCGTCTTTATAAATCTTTTTGGATACCCCTTGACGCTAGCCAAACAAAAAACGCTATTAGCAAGGGTTGGTGCGGTTTTTTGCGCCAACCCCTGCCACGTGGCGAACGTCCCCGAAGGGTCGCCGAAGGCAAAACTAAAGAGCTTCAGGCCGTGAATGGGCAAAACAGCCTATTGACGGCTTGATGTTTGACGAAACAGAGAGCAAAGCCCATGACTGCGAAAGTACGGCAAAGGCATAAAGCCTGAAACAAAGATAGACAGCATGGGCTTTTGTACATCTAAAGTTTGGACACTATCAAGGGATAAAAAGCCCGTATTAATAAGGTAAAACAATGTACTTAGGAATAGACGTATCAAAGAAGACTATAGACTGCTGTCTGATAAAAGAAGACAGCAAAAGGCAGAAACAATTTAAGAACGAACAAGGAGGCTTTGAACAACTCAAGCAGTGGTTAGATGACAATCACGCAACATCAGAGCTTAAATGCTGTTGTGAAGCAACAGGTACATATTACAGACAACTGGCTTTATATCTCAAAAACTACTACAAAATCAGCGTAGAGAACCCAAGAAAAATAAAAGGCTACGCCATATCAGAACTGCAAAGAGCTAAAACAGACAAACAAGATGCAAAACTGATAGCCATGTATTGCCAAGAAAAAAGCCACAGATTGAGAGAATGGCAACCGCCGGAAAAAAATCAGCAGGAACTTGAAGAACTCACAAAATATTTAGACTATCTCACAAGACAAAGAGCAACCGAAAAAAACAAACTCCACGAATCACCCGACTACATAACAGCACATATTAAGACAACCATAGACAACCTGACAGACCAAATTAAAGCCGTAAAGCAACAGATTAAACAATTCTACAAACAACACCCCGAATACGACCAAAACCGAAAACGCCTGATGACAATAACAGGCATAGGAGAAACCGCCGCTTCTGTTTTGCTCTCCAACTATAAAAAACACGAATTTAAAACATCAAAGCAATTTGTAGCCTTTATCGGTTTAGATCCCAAACAACATGAATCAGGGACAAGCATAAAAGGCAAAAGCCGTATATCCAAAATAGGCAAGGCCGATACAAGAAAAGCACTTTTTATGCCGGCATTGGTAGCCTATAGAATCAACGCATTCCCCAACCTTATCAACCGTCTGAAGTCAAAAAACAAACCTATAAAAGTGATACTGGTAGCACTAATGCGTAAACTAGCGGTAATAGCGTTTACTCTTTTGAAGATTGGCCAAGATTTCCAAGTTGAAAGATATAAATAA